CCTCGTAAAACAAAAGAAGATGTCTACGTAGAGAATGTAGTCATCACAGTAGCTATGGGTGACTCAGGTACAAGAGAAGCTATTAGATTTAGATTTAATGATGTAGGTGAATCATCTTACATCATACAGCCTTATCACTTAGAGCATTTAGATTCCCCTTATGGTACGTCCCCTTTATTAAAAGGTCGTCCTGTAGCCTCAATGGCGGTAGATGCTTTAAATAAATACAATCAAGTCGCTTCTTTACACGCTCTACCCCCTATGTCTTACATGAGTGACGATCCTCATTTCGCAGCAACAGGTGGCCCTAAAGTCTATCCTGGCGCTACATGGGCTACGATGGGTGATGTGAAGGTTCATTTAATGGGCGATCCTAGCGCGATGTTCAACTCCTATCTAGCCTTCTTACAGCAATACGCTGATACAACAGGAATTAACGCTCCAAGATTGGGTGCTCAGACTGTCTCTCATACCACAGCATATGCAAAAGAAGCAGAAATCTCTAGAGGCACTATCAGGACAGTCGATTATGTGAAAGCTTCTTTACAGGGGCCAATGGAAAAATGGCTTCAACTTGCCTTTAAAACCGGCAAGAAGCATATGCGAAAATCTACAGTCTATATGGAGCCATATGGTGGTTTCGTAGATATAGATAAAAGACATCTCCCTGATAAAGTAGAATTTGACGTACATGGTTCGGGCGGCCCCGCAGAAGAACAGGCTAAATCAGCAGCTAGATTAAACGCATTGCAATTTGCATTCCAAGTTGAACAAATGTCCATGCAACAACAACAGGCTGGTACACAGTCTATGATAGACATTAGATCTACAATGACCCAAATCCTCCGAGAAGGTGGATGGACGGACGTAGACGCTATCATGAACTCTGAAGCTCCTGTAGAGCAAGATCCTAATTTCGTAAATACCTCCGCAGGACAAGCGTTAGGTAATATGGCAGACACAGCATGACACCAAAACAAAGTTTTTTACAAGAATTAAAAGCCAATCCTATTTGGCAAACTATTGTAGATGACCTCCAACCTTTACCGTTGCAACGATACAACGTACTGGATAAGAAGTTATCGCATGATGCTCAAACTAATACTTGGGTATATCAAAGTGGTCGCTCTGACGAGAATGACCGAATTTTAAGAATCCTTAACGTTAAGGAATAAATATGACGACTCAAACCGTAATTGACGAATCCGATCCTACCCTACGAGGTGGTGAGGCAGTTGATGTACAGGATCCGTTAGATAGCCTTCTGTCAGAATATGACGAAGCTACTAGCAAACCCGCAGAACAGAAACCTAACAGTGATTTAGAATTCCTTGTTAGTCGCATGAAAGAGCAGGACGCAAAGGCAGCAGCCGATGTACTTCAAAGTGATTTCAACGATGTAGTAAGTAACATTACTAAAGGCATGGAAGGATATAACGTCGATTCAGACGCAGTTTCAGATTTTTTACACGGAGAAGCAAGGCGCGATCCTCGGATTGATAACGCCTTTGATAATCGCCACGCCAAACCTGCCGAGTGGAATTCACTTGTCAACGGCTTGACTGAAAAGTTAAAGGGCAAATCCTCTCCGTCAGAAACTCAAACTGATGTCAATAGACAAGCTGTTACACAATCTGTTCGTAGTGCATCAACTAATAAGCCTACCGCAGACGAACAAGTAAATACGAATGGTATGACTAAAGCTCAGCTTGATCAACACTTCGCTAAATACTAAATAGGAATCCTCCTAAGTTCAGGGTAGGCAGGAGAAACATATGTCTACTATTTCCGCTACTGATACAGAGGTAGCACTTCCGGTTGACGTTTCTTATAACAACTTGTTATTGGAAAACGCTCGACCATTAGCCCCATATTTTGTGGGCACAACCGCAGGTACTTTGCAAGAACACGCTGGTACAGCTACGATGAAATGGCGTCGATTCTCGACTGACGCAGATCCGGCTGCTACAGGTGGTGCGCAAATATCTCCAACAACCACTGCTCTTTCTGAATTACAAACTACTGCATCTTATTTGCAGGGTCGTTCAGCAAGCACAGTATCATACACTGACTACACCGAAAGCGTTGCTAAATACGGTCAATACTACATCTTGAATGAAGAAGTAGACGTATTTAACCCTAACGGTACTACAGCGGGTATTGTTCGATCTCTAGCTATTTCAGCAGGTCGTTCTTTAAATCAGCTTCAGCGTGAAATCGTTGACGCAGGTGCAGATATTCGTTTCGCTAATGACGTGGCTAATGACGCTGCGGTAGTTGCTAGTATCTCTACGGCAGATATTAATTATTGTGTTAATACCATGATGGTTAATTCTGCAATGCCTTTCTCTCCAATGAGTACAGGTTCAGATCGCGTAGGCTCAAGCCCTATGCTTCCTGGTTTCTGGGGTGTTTGTCATCCACACGTAGCTTACGATATTTCTCAGCTTACAGGCTTTAAGTCTGTTGAGACTTACGCAGGTAACGTAGATACGGTTCCGGGTGAATTCGGTTCATATGGTGTAGCAGGTGCTACGGTACGATTCATTCAAACTCCTGATGCAGATGTAACTATCAATCTAGGTGGCGCTCCAGGCAGTAACCGCTCTGGTAATGGCACTGACACTGATTTATATAATGTATCTATCTGGGGTGAGCATGCAATTGGTTCAGTAGGTCTAGGCCAGTCTTACGGTGACGGTATTTATCGTCCAGGTGAGAATAACCCTAACCCTATCGAGTTAATCGCTCATGGTCGTGGTGATGTTGGCGGCGATCCATTCAACGAAATTTCTACGTTGGCATGGAAAGCATGGCACGCAGGTAAGATTGTGAATCCTAATTGGACGCAAACTATCCGTTGTGCTTCATTTGATTTGGGTAACGCTTAAATCAATTAAGAAAGGGGAGCTTCGGCTCCCTAATCTTTTAAGGACTAACATGCAAATAGCACAAGTACATGACACACGACGAGGGTGGATTTTATTTAAAAGACCACATCTATGGGCAATAGCGGATAAAGAAAATATCCCTCATAGCCCTTCAGCGACATCAGAAGTGATGATTGCTTTATTAAATGCAAACAACATAGCGCCTGAAAAGTACGCTTATTGTTTACAACCTGATTTCCTTCATGGAAACGGATCTACAGTAGTCCAAAACCCTTTCCCAAAAGAAAGAAAAGTAGAAGACTTACCTACTATAGAAGATTTGCAAAAGCAAATAGCTGAATTAACGGCTGCTCAATCAAATCAAATAATTCAACAATCTGTTGATATAAAAACAGAAGAAATCAAAGAAGAAATGGATAAGCATATTAAGACTTATTCTGATATGAAATTCTTTGAGTTAAAACGACTCTGTAAAGAGCGTGAAATAAAAACATTACGGACAGATAAAATGCCTGTCCTTATTCAAAAACTAGAGGAAAGTGATGGCAACCTTACTTGAGGGTGTAAATAAAGTCCTAAGGCGTGTTCAGATTATTAACTCTGATTTAACGTCATTATCTTCATCCGGTAAACAGCCCTACATAGATGGGGCTATTGCTATCTGGAATGAAATGGTATTAAAGCTCTATGCTTTAACAGAGGAGGCCATGCCTAACGAGGTAGCTACTTCTACTATTACTCTTGCTACGGATGATAGAGATTACTCTTTAGCTTCGGATTTAATCCAAATCCGTTGGCCTTTACATGATACGACTAATGGGCAATATATCTATGAATACCCTGGTGGGTTTATAGACTTAAAGAACGATCAACACTTCCCATTAAATGAGATAGGCACTTCCTTTTACGGCGCTATCTCTCCTATAGACGGTCTTTTGTATTTAGATAAGATCCCCACAGCAGAGGAAGATGGTCGAGTTTACGAGTATTTCTATGATAAGGATATTACTTTAAGTCTAGCGGCAGATACTTTCCCTTTTAATGATTCAGTCTTCTTGGCGATGATTCCTTCTGTAGCCCAACTATGGACTGCGGAGTATCAAAATAAATTCATTGATAAAATCTATAATGATTCTTTCGCTTTAGCTGCTCAATTGTTAACTAAAAACACATTGAAAGACTCTTACTCTCCTAGAATTTATTTAACTGAACAGGCAGATCCATATGCCGACTAAATTCGGCCCCAAAGAAGATGGTATCATTGCTCGTTTTGGAGGCGGTTTAAATACCGTAGCTTCTGAGGACGAGATTAGTGAACGAGAAGCCGCTGGTGGCGCTAACTTTCAATTAGACTCTCAGTCTTCCGCTTTAAGATCTAGGCAGCCTTTTGACCTTGTAGGGACTACAGCTAACGCCAGTAGGATTAATGGGTTTATAACATTACAAAAAACTGATGGTACGGTTTCTTTATTAGTTCAATCAGGTACAGCAGTTTATGAGTGGGATGGAAGTTCTTTCGGGTCTTCACTAGCTACCGTCTCTGCTTCTGCAAGACTAAGAGGAAGGTTAGAGCATAACTGGCAATTAACAGATAAAGTCATCATCACAGATCTGGCTTTAGCTGAACAAGTTAAAGAATGGGACGGTACGACTCTAGCTAATATAACGTTTACAGATGAAGTTCCCGCAGCTTTTGGTACGTTTAAAGCCAAATACTGTACGGTAGATAACGAAAGAGCCGTTTACGCAAACATCCATGACAACGGATCTAATTTCCCTCACATGATCATTGGGTCTAAATCTGGTGACTTTACAAACATTTCTGTATCACAAAGACCTTCATCTTCACTAGCTACTGACGACCCTTTCTTCTTAATCCAACCTGACTACCGAAATATCAATGGCGTAGTTACCGCGTTTGATCAAATCATAACCTCATCTACCGGCGGAGCTATTCAAAAGCTCACCGGAAAAGATGCAACAGATTTCGCCTTCTCATCTTTATATTCTCGCTCAGGCGCAGACGGTGATGAAGCTTTATCCTTTATAGGGAATGACGTCCTTTATGGGAGGCAAGGTAGAATAGAATCTCTAGTCGCCACAGATAAATACGGTGACGTAGAGCAGAATGATATGTCTATCAAGATCTCCGATAATATTAAAACTTACGGTGATTGGACTCTAGCCTATAATTCAAGAACACAAAAGACCTATTGTTTCTCAAGTGATGGCTCAGAGGCGTGGGTTTTACATAAACCTTTAATCTCAAGCGGTTTAAGCCCTTGGGAGAAATACACGACACAACACGCATCAGGCTTCCAGCCTACTTGTGTGATGAATGTGTTAGATCCAGCAGACGGATTAGAATACATTTTCTTCGGGGACTCCTCTGGTAACGTCTATAGAATGGAAGGAACTGGATCTGGCGACTCAGGTACTACTGATGTAAAAACAACCTTTAGATCTAGACTCTTCACTATGGAGCTAGGCTCTAACTCTTATAATATTAATCCTTGGATTCGCTACAGAGCGTCTGAGGATACAGATATAACAGTTAAAATATTACACGGCGGTATGAATGTAAGTGATGGGTCGGTTGCAATGACACTCCCTGCATCAGCGTCTAAAGTAACTTATGGTGGTGGCTTCTATTATAACGATAGTAACTACTACTCACAATCTCTAGGGGCTAGATTAAGAAGGGAGCTATTCGCGCTTCCTGGTGGCTCAACAGAATTTCAATTAGAAGTAGAATACAATGGCACACAAACGCTCGACATCCAAGAAATCGGCCTCCGCTACGAACAAACAGCCTAAACTAAAAGTCACTCTTAAAAGGTCTCCAAAGATACGAGATCTAGATGAGTCAGACTTTAAATACTTATGGGTAGCTTATAAGACAGGGAAGCTGAATTTAAAAGACGGATTAGATCCTCGGCAGTTTAACGAAGAAGCCTATGATTTAATTATGCAGACCTATGATTACGGGTGGGCTTTAACGTCTAAAGATGGTGATAGATATGGTTATTTATTCGCTGAACAAGCAGGGCCTATAACTCTCTTAGGTGATGTGATCTGGCTACCTAACGTCACCAATAGACAAAAGATAGAGTCGGCAGTAAATACGATAAATGAATTAAAGAAAGACTTATATCTAAACTTATACTGCGATAAAACAGATAATGATTTTTACTTACACGTAGCGCGACATGGGATATTAAAAAGAGTGGGTCACTTACATTTCACAAAAGAACACATGATTTTATGGGAGTCTAGATAATGGCTAGTTTAGGGGCAAGTATAGGCACGTCACTTGTTGGCGGCTTAATGTCTCGTCGATCTAATAGACGAAATCAAGCAAACGTAAGTGCAGGGCTAAGTAATATTCCTCAGTCAGGATTCTCTACTACGGGCTTAACTGGATCTTTCCAAGATAATCAGTTTAATATAGCTCGTACAAGCGCTGGTCAAGGGTTAACCGAGCAAGGCATCTCAGCTACTCAACAAAGAGTCGGTGATTTAAGAGGCTTTGCAGGTCAATTAGATCCAGCTTTCGGGCAAGTCACTCAAGCAGGAGTAGCGGCTTTAGAAAGTAATCGCCGAAGGACTGTTGGTAATTTAGCTCAGAACTTACAACGTAGACGAGTATTAGGATCTTCATTCGCACAAGACGCCATCTCAAGAGCAGAAGCAGAATTCGCGCAAAGAGAAGGCCAGCTTAGATCTGAAATGCAATTACAATCTATTCAAGCTCAGGCTCAACTAACTGAACAAGCTAACCTAGCACAAATTCAAGATATTCAATCTCAAATTTCTCAAATGAACTTCGAGTCAGGAATAGCTGCTCAAATATCAGGGCAAGCTACTCAAACTTTAAGTGCTAACGCCAGATTAAACGCTCAACTTCAAGCTAACTTAGGCCAGCAAGAAACTGATATCTACGGGTCTATCTTAGGCGCAGGAATAACAGGTATAGGTCGGTCTTTAGGTCAATCAGGCGGCTTCTTTAACAGCTTGACAGGAGGTTAGAATGCCTATATCAGACGCAATATCAGCAGGGTCAGGCGCATTAAGTCGTGGCTTTAA